AACATTATTTTTTTAACTTCTTCTTTAACAGTCTGATTTGTTTTTGCAAGTTAAAAATGATCTTTTCTAGATCATTAGGGCCTTTGTCTTTAATAGGCATTATCCGTTTTCTTGGTCTTTATTAGATGGTTGTGGTTTATTAGCCATTGTTCTAGCAACCGACTCAGCGCTTCTGCCCACAACATACCCTCCAAGACCTATTTGTAATAATGTCCAAACGTCTCCTGGAAGAGTTATAGTTATAGAAGCTTTAAAGAAAAATAAAAGAACTGGTCCTAATACATAATTCCATATTAATATAAAAATTAATACGTACATTAATAAAGGTCTCCAGCTAGATGCAAACCAGCCTGCTTTAGCTTCAGCTTCTACAATTCTAGCAGCTGCTTGAAGTTCTTGTGTATTAGATTGTAATAGTTGTGTTTGTAAATCTGCTTTTAATTTTGCTTGTAAATCTTTATCTGGTACAGATTTTTCAATTGTATTAAATAAGATCTTAGCTAATGGAGCTATTGCCCCTAACATTGGTAACATTATTTTTTCTTCTTTCTAGCAAGCTTTCCTTTTTTAAGACCTTGTGATGCTGGTCCTTTTAAAGGAGGTGGCCCAAATCTTTTGCCTGGCATTGCTGCTCTTAATTTTTCTTTACTTTGGTACATTTTTGTTTTGATCGTATGCGTCATATTTTTGTCTAAGTAAATCAATCTTATCTTTTGCTATTTCTAGTCTATCATTAGATTGTCTATCTTTAACTTCTATTTCATGTTGTCTCATTAAAGTATCAACTTTAAATCTAGAAGCATCCATAGAATGGTTTATAGAATCAGATTGTTGTTTTCTTTGTAGTTCAACGGCTCTTAAATCTAATTCTCTTTGTTTCAATGCAACTAATGGGTCTATTTGTTGTTCGCCAGCAGCTTCTGCTTGTTGTAATTGAGCAGTAAGTTCAACAATACGTTGAGCAATCATACCATTCATTTTAATTGTAAACATTTGTGGATTTTGTTTAGATAATATTTTATCCGCTGGACTATTTGCTAAAGCTTCTACGATTTCTTGCGAAGCTTTTTGTGAAATATGTTCTGATATATGTCCTTGTAGTAATGCATACACAGCTGGATTAATTTGTACCATTCTTGTTTTAATAAACAATGAGTGTGCTGCTATATGTGCATCATGATCTTGTTGTGGAAATGCTATAGGTAATTTCATTTGTAATGCTTCCATATTTTCCATAGCTGGATCTTTTGGAATCTTTGGTGGTTCAACTTTTAAAATTTCATCAATGTTTTGAATTCCTAATGCTCTATAAACTCTTCTATAAGCTTCTCTAAGATCATGTAAATCTGGAGCCGACATTGCAACTCTTAAAGTTTCATTAGCTAATGTTATTCTTTGAGATAAAGAAAATATATTAGGATCTGCAACTGGAATAACATCTACTCTGTCATCAAAATCTTTTACTTTAACAAATCTATCTGCATTGTGTACTGCATAAGGATATACTGGTGGTAAATATGTTTTAAATATTTCAGCAAGTAATCTAAATTCAGACTTCATAGAATAATAACATCGTTTATGAATAGCAGACATTACTCTTGAACCTCTTTCTAATAATGCAATAGTAGTTCCAACAGCAGCCGCTTGGTTACCATCACCAACTTGCATATCAGCAATCGTTGCAAAACGTTGACCTGCTTCAACACAATAACCCATTAATTGATAAAGGACTGTGCTTGGTTCTTTGAAAGGTAATAATTGGAACTGATCTTTAATGTTTCCGCCTGGTGCATCTACATCTCTAAATTCACCTGGTTGGAATGGTTGATCATCATCTCTAATTCTAAGTCCTCTAGCTTTAAATCCAGCGGGTAAGTTAGATAAAGTTCCTGCATCTAATAATTGTCTTAATGCAGTTGTAGCTGATCTAGATAATCCACCAATCATATGGATTAAACCAAATCCATAAAATCCTAAACCTGGTAAAAATTTGAAATGTACAAAATAATCTTTTCTAGTTTTAAGAGGATCCTTCATATCCCAGTTTCTGTAAATAGAAAGTATCTCTTGTGAACCTTCATCAATAGTTACAATGTATGGAACTTTAACATTCTTATCCATCGTATCATCTTGTTTAGAAGGTAAAGCATATTCGTCTAAATCTAAATCAACATGCATTTCTAAAATGCTATATTGGTTATCTGTATAAGCTGCTGGTTTAATTCCTTCTATCTGACTATATTTCTTTTTAATGTCGCTAGGGTTTGGCTCAGTTGCCATTCTTAAATCTACATCTCTATAGAATCCAGCTTTTTGATTTTTAAGAACATCATTCTCTGACATTTTAAGAACATGTGTAATTCTTTCACAATCTTTTAAATCAGTTGCATAATAGGGAACAACTAAATCTTCTGATGGAACAAATTTAGATACGGCTCTTTGTAATACTTCATCAAAGTAAATTTTTTTAAATGCGGATCCTGATAAAGGTAAATAAAATAATAATTGATCAAAGTCTGGAGTATATTCTTCCATCTCTTCCATTAACATAAAATTCATGAAGTCTTCTACTCGTTGAGCTTGTTGTTCTGTTTCTAATGTTGCATCTCCTACAACCTGTGTTCTAACGGGTCCTGATGCTGGTAATAATTCTTTATAAGCGTGTGCTTGAAATTGGGTAACGGCTTCTGCAAGTAATGGGTGTGTAACTCCTGAAGCCCCTTGGAAAGGTTTAGTTTGATCCATATATCTAAATCCTAAAAGATCTAAACCTTCTACATATGCTTTTTCCCAATCTTGTCTTGAATCTCTATCTTGTTTGTATTCTGTAATTAAACCATTAGCTATTTTATTTAATGTTTTTTTATCTAAGTCATCTGCAATATTTTTATGAAAATCTTGTTCTGGATTTACTGGTGCTTCTTGTGGAATTTCTTGTCCTTCAATTTGAACATTAACAGGTTCAGCAGGAACAGACATATCTGTTTGATTTTCAGATGGTGCTACTTCTCCAGTTGGTAAATTAGGTATTTCTGTATTATCTTCAATTGCCATAACTAATATCTTCTATACTAAACCGTATTAAAGTAAAGCTTTAATATAATTTAGTTGGTTTATGTTTTGCTAATTTATTTCCTTTTGCTAAAACTTCTCCACCTTTTTTTAATTGTATGTCTTTAAAAATATTTTTAAAATTAGATCTTCCATAAGTATTGGAATCAACATTTGCTCCAGAAAATTGAGCTGTTCTTGGTTGGTTAATATCAATATATCTAGGTGAACTATTTAAATTAGTGTTTGTAGGAGTACTTGTTGTATTTGAAACCCCTCTAATTCTATCTATTAATTGTCTTGTTAAATTATTAAGAAACGCCATGCCTATCTCCTAATATAATTTAGTTGGTTTATGTTTAGCTAATTTATTTCCTTTAGCTAAAATTGATCCACCTTTAGTTCTTGGTATATATCCTAAATGAGGCTGTTCGGTTAAACCGCCCATAGCGTAAGTTTTATTTGAATATATTACATTACCTAATTGATCTACATTAGCTATTTCAGATTCAATTCTATCTCTATCTTCAAAAGCTTTTATATTTTTTATTTGTTCATCGGATGGATGCATTTTATCATACATTTCTTTAGAAGGAATTTGTGATCTTCTTCCTTTATAATCTGTATAAACAGGACCTACATCTCTTGTAGCATCATCAATATTATAGTCTGATTTTTTTTTCTTATTCTCAGACATAGTATTATGACATTTTAGCTGGTCTAAATCCTCTTATAGCAACTCCAGTACCTTTAACTTCTCCGCCTTTAGATAAAGCTTCGCCCATAGTAGATCTTTTAGATGCCATGATAGCTCCGCCGCCTCTAAGCGCTTCACCCATAGTAGATCTTTTAGATGCCATGATAGCTCCACCACCGCGTTTAGCTTCTGGTTCTTCTGCTTCCATTTTAGCATAAGACTCTGGAGATACTTTTCCAGATTTAATATCTTTTGCTTGTTTAGATAAATTTTTTTCTTCACCTTTGTGTCCTTCAGATTTTTCACCTTTTACAAATTCTGATGGTGAAGTTTTTCCAGATTTAACTGATTTGGCTTCTGCTAATTCTTCTGAATAACTTTCAGCTCCTTTGAATAATCCACCTTTTTTTAAGGCTTCTCCCATTGTACTTTTTTTAGATGCCATGATTGCTCCGCCTCCTCGTTTTGATGTTTGTTCTTTTATTCTTTTATATTCACTCTCAGTCACTGCTGATCCAGATGTAGCATCTTGTGCTGCTCTTCTAAGTTCTTCATATCTTTCTCTTTGAGCGCCTGTAAGAGATGAACTTGATAATTCTTTTTTAAATCTTTCTAATTCACTGTCGGTCACTGCTATTCCGCCATCTCCGTATTTTTTCATAGATCCTCCTTTATATTTTTTATTTTTTGACATACCTGCCTCCGATAATGCGATTGCTATCGCTTGTTTAGGGTTCGTCACTTTTTTATCTGACGTACCTGATTTTAATTTTCCTTCTTTCCATTCTTTCATCACTGTTTTAATTTTACTTGGTTTTGTTCCACTTTTCATTTTATTAAATCCTTTATGTAGTCGTGTCCTTTAGTAATATGAATTTCTCCACCATCACTATATTCTTTTTTAGCATGTGGATTTTTTTGAGCATGTGCATAATCTTCTACTGACATTCCGCCTTTAGCTAGATTAAATAATTTTTCATCATCTGCCTCTGTTTCAAGTTTATCAAACATTTCAGTATCGTGTCCGTATTGATAATCTTCGGTTGCTTCTTTTTTTCCACCAGATTCAATTTCTTCCATTTTTGAAATTCCACCTTTTGCTTTTTTTTGCATAGAATCTTTTGGTTCTTTAGTTGGCTTAAGTGGTTTAGAATCCTTATCTATCGCTTCTAGCTCTTCTGGGCTAAGTGGTTTAAATTTAAAATCATTTTCATTATATGTCATTTATATCTCCTAATAATATTTATATTCTTTTGGTGGCCTGTCTTCTTCCACATAATCCCTATATGTACTAATAAAGCTACCTTGTCGGTATCTTAACACAGCTTGTGACATACTATCAACATAGTCATCATATTCTCCATGAGGAAAAGCTGCACATTCCTCAATCACGTCTGTAGCGAACTTTTCGCCTTTTGGATAGAAAACATTGCCAGATTCAAATACAGGAGCACAAGCATTTACCCTAGTATGCTTATCATTTCCCTTATTAGGAACAAAATCTACCGCAGGAATACCTGCTCTTCTAAACTCCTGTAGTAATGGTTGCCCTGAGGCTTTAGCCTCAATTAGTACTGTTTCGGGTTCCCAATATTTATACGCATCAAAAGCTACATTCTTAAGTTCTGGAAAATCATATTTACCTTTAATGGCATCTAATAGGATAATACCAAATGGACCATCTTCTCTTGGTTGAAATATGCCCCATGTAGTAATAGCAGAATAATCGGCTGTTTCTTTTTTACTAAATGCAGTATCATAACTTTGTATTACATGGTGTAGATTAGGTATGTAGTCATGTTTCCACTCTTGCCACCATTCTCGTTTTATAATTGCACCTTCCTCAGATGTAGGATTCTGCATATATTGAGCCGACCAGTTCCTAATGCTTAAGGAAGCTTTTACCTTTTCTAATTCTTCTAGGTTCCAATATTCAGGCCAAACTGGTTTCCCTGATTGTAAAATTGCTGGAAATGAAATTAATTTCCACTTATCTGCTTTTGGTTCTGTTTGAGCCTTAATTAATCTACCAGTCAAATCATCTTCTGCCCATCTAGTCATAACTAACAATATGGAACCACCTGGT